ACATCCTTGACCAAAACAAACAAGACGCAGAGTACATACGTAACTTACTTCATGAAGATTTAACAAAAGATGGAGTTAAGGACGCTATTGCAGAGTGTTTACTTAACGGTGCTATATTTGGTACAGGTATTGGTAAGGTATTAGTACAGGATAAAATGGAAATGGTAGCAACTGAGGTGCCTATTCCGGGTACTATGACTACTATGACGGAAACAGAAGAAGTTCCGTACACATGTGTTAAGTTAGAATCAGTATCACCAAAAGAATTTGTTATTGACCCTACAGCTACAACAATAGATGAAGCATTAGGTGTCGCCCACATAGTAATTAAACCAAGATATATGATTACTAAGGGTATGAAGGATGGTATATATAATGATATGCCATTAGGTAGTTATGACAAAGCAGACTTTGGCTTTGATGAAGAGTTTAGTGACTCTGATGAAGATGACAAAGTAAAGATTGTAGAATATTGGGGATTAGTTCCTAAAAGATTTCTTAGTGGAAACTCAAGCAGCGTAGACCAGTTTGACTACAATGATGATGAGTTAGTTGAAGCAGTTGTTACAATTGCTAATGACGATTGCGTACTAAGAGCAGCAGAAAACCCATACATGTTAAATGATAGACCGTTTGTTGCCTATCAAAATGACCGTGTTCCCTCGAAGTTCTGGGGTAGGGGTGTGGCTGAAAAGGGATATAATCCACAGAAAGCTTTAGATGCTGAACTGAGAGCTCGTATTGACGCCTTAGCACTCACGACACACCCAATGATGGGTTTAGATGCCACTCGTCTACCACGTGGAACAAAATTTGATGTCCGTCCCGGTAAGACTATCCTCACAAATGGCGACCCTAAATCCGTTCTAATGCCACTGAACTTTGGTAGTCTATCCCAGTCGACCTTTACCGAAGCAGCAGAGCTAGAACGCATGGTTCAGATGGGTACTGGTGCTATGGACACAGCTAACAGTAACTTTTCCAATCCTCGGAATGGAACTGCTAGTGGTATGTCAATGCTCCAAGCAGCATCTATCAAACGTCAGAAGAGAACACTAATGAATTTCCAAGATTCATTCTTAATTCCTATGATTAATAAGACTTTAAACAGACGTATACAGTTTGATAACGAAAGATATCCAGCAGTAGACTTTAAGTTTAAACCTTACAGTAGTCTAGGTATTATGGCTAAGGAATTAGAAACAACACAGATGGTACAGTTGTTATCTATGACACCACAAGGTTCTCCTGCGTTTTATGTTATCTTAATGAGTATATTTGAGAACTCATCACTAGCAAACAGAACACAATTAGTACAAGCAATCAATCAAATGATGCAGCCTAATCCTCAAGATGAGCAAATAAAACAAATAGAAATGCAAAAGTCTATGCTTGAACTAGAGGAACTCAAAGCAGACATTAATAAGCTATATGCAGAAGCACAGAAGCTACAAGTAGATGCAGGTGATAAAGCATCTAATGAAACTTTAGCTAAGAAACAACTAGAACTAGCTGAAAAGATGGTAAGAATAAAAGGTATACAGTCAGAAACTGCACGTAATGTACCTGAAGTAGAACATCTAAACTCAGAAACTATACTTAATTTGTCTAAGGCAATGAACGGATAACAGGAGAATAAATGAAAAAAGGACTAGCAAAACCTAAAACTGGAAGAAGAGCTTATATACCAAAAGGACCAAAAGGAGCAGGCAGACTTAGAAAAAGAGTTGTTAGTGAAAGAGCAGATAAAGAAGCTTCTCGTAAACGTAGAGCAACTAAAAAAGCTTTAGCAAATAGAAATAAATGACAGATAAAGAAGTATTAGAACAACGATTAGACATGATTCAACATGATGGCTGGCGTGTATTGTTAGAAGAGTACACTAAACTAGCAGAGTCACTTGAAAAAATCTATGACATTGAAGATGAAAAGACTCTACACTTACGTAGAGGACAGGTATCTTTCCTAAACATGTTTATTAATTTAGAGGAAGCTACCAAACTAGCGTTAGAACAACTGGATTAGTACCAGCTCTAACATTTTTATAACCCCCATAATCTTAAAAGACGGAGGTAAGAAGCATGAGTAGTAAAATTGTAGACCCTGAGGTTCATGAAGAACCAGTAGAAGAGCAAGCAAACGAATCTTTAGAAGCATTAGCTGTAGAGGATGAAGTCAACGAGGAAGTAACTCAAGAGCAAGAAACAACAGAGCCTGAGCTTCCTAAGAAATTTCAAGGTAAGTCCTCATCAGAAATAGCTGAAGCCTATGAGAACCTAGAGAAAGAACTAGGTAGGAAAGGGCAAGAGATTGGTGAACTTAGAAAGCTTACTGATTCTTATTTGCAATCACAGATAAGTTCGCAAAGCCAACAGACTACCACAAGTGAGCCAGCAGATTTTTATGATAATCCTGAAGAAGCAGTCAGGCAAATTATAGATAATCATCCTAGGTTCAGAGAGTTTTCGGAACAGACACAACAGCAACAAGCTGCTTTGACTGCCCAACAACTCGAAAAAGCACATCCAGATTTCCAAGAAGTCATTACTGACGGAGGATTTCAGGAGTGGGTAAATGGAAGTAAGATAAGACAACGCTTGTATAAAGAAGCAGACTCTTATGACTTTGATGCAGCCAATGAACTGCTTACGACTTGGAAAGAAAGACAAATGATTTCTAAGACGAAAGAAGTAAATGAAAGCAAAAAGACTAAAAGAGATACTGCAATGAAAGCAGGTGAAGGAGTATCAAGAGCTTCCGGTGAGTCAACAGCTGGTAAAAAGATTTACAGGCGTGCTGATTTAATACGTTTAAAACAGACTGACCCAAAGCGTTATCAGAGTTTAGAAGATGAAATCTACGAGGCTTACGCAGAGGGGAGGGTAAAATAATAAGATATATAGGAGATATATAAATGGCAACAGGTGTAATTGGTACTAATAACCAAACAGTCACTACAGCTGCAACTTTTATTCCAGAGTTGTGGAGTGACGAAGTTATTGCCAGTTATCAAAAGAACTTAGTATTAGCTAATTTGGTAACTCGCATCAACCACAAAGGTAAGAAGGGTGATACAATCAACATCCCAACACCGGTACGTGGTTCAGCAACTTCAAAGGGAGAGAACTCGCTAGTAAAGATTCAAGGCGATACTCATGGCAACACAGCACTAAGCATTGACAAGCACTATGAATACTCAGTGCTAATTGAAGATATGGCAGAGGTTCAAGCATTGAGCTCTCTACGTAGATTCTATACAGAAGATGCTGGCTATGCTCTAAGTACACAGGTCGACCTAGACTTGTTTAACAAAGCAGCAGCACTTAACGGTGGTAACGGTACAGCAGGTAACTCAGGATGGAACAAGGCACAAGTATTTGATAATGCTGGTGTACTTTCTGACTGGGACCGTTCAGGTACTGGTAATGCTGTTTCACTAGCAACTGGTGGTGACGCTGCAATCCGTGCAATGGTAGAGAAGCTAGACCTAGCTGACGTACCACAGGACGGACGTGCAATTGTTCTAACTCCACGTCAGTACACTGACATGTTAGGCATTCAGCGTTATACTGAGCAAGCGTTTATTGGTGA